TGAGCCACAGGAAAGTGAGAGTGATGTGTAATGGCAGAGATATGGAAAGCGGTAACGGGATATGAAGGTCTTTATGAAGTGAGTAGTCTTGGGAATGTAAGAAGCCTTGACAGAGTTATAAGGTCGAAGCACAACGGCACAACGTTAAGAAAAGGACGAATATTAACTCCGTTTTACGAAGAAAAGAAAGGCTATTATCAAGTGGCATTATCGAAAGACGGAAAGGAGAAAAAGCAAAGAATACATAGATTGGTCGCAACTGCCTTTTTGGATAATCCGTTTAATTACACAGATATAAACCATAAGGACGAAATAAAAACAAACAACAAAGTGGATAACCTTGAATGGTGTACCAGAAAATATAACAACAATTATGGCACAAAACCGCAGAGAACAAGTGCAACAATGAAAGAACGCTATCGAAAGATAAATGCGGAAGGAAGGGGTGAGGATAAGGAATGAAGCTTGTAATTGACATAACCGAGCATAACAAATCTGTAATTGATAGGTTTGTTAATGGTGAGGGATTTGAAGTGTTACCTACTCCGATTATAGATGATGTAGTCAGAGCGATAAGGAACGGCAAGCCTATAGTACATGGAAAGTGGTTGGAATGGTTAGATGATGAAACAAGCATTGTTCCTATTGATGAAAATGGAAATTCTACAAGGAGTTGTTGGTGTAGTAATTGTACGGTGTGGTTAGCTGGTTCTGATGAATATCCTGTTTCTGCAAATTACTGTCCTAACTGTGGTGCGGATATGAGAGGAGGTAAATGAATGACAAAAGAGCAAGCCAAGATAAAAGAAGAAACAGAGGTTACGCTGATGCTGGCAGAGTTATCTAAGATGCCTTCGCAGGTTATAGCTACGGCATATGTTTATGCTAAAAATATCACAGCTTTTGGCGTAGACGTGACTAAGCTATGGGACACGACAGCGGAGCAGGCCACGGCTTTAGAGAGGGCTTATCATGACGGCTATCGTAACGCACTGAAGCGAATGGATCGTGATTATAGCAATGGTTATTTAGATGCTTTGCGCAGCGTGGAAAAAGCCATAGAAAAATTAAAGACCAGGGATTAGGAGGCAAACAATGAGCAAAATTTTTGATGATATGAGCACTGTTATACTTGAGGCGCATGGCCCAAGTATAAAAATGCAGATAACCGGGCCCAGACCTGCGTGCCTGGCATCGCTATCCTGCATCTTTAAGGTTCTGATAGAAAAAGACGTATTTACTCCGAGTGAGCTAATAGGCTCAGTAGTTACGGCAGCTATGTATGAGGCTCCACAGGATGAGGCAGGGGATATTATAGCTCAAGTGTTAAAGGACCTTAAGAACAAATGAGATACTGCTACTACTTCAAAGAAAAAGGAATCTATGCAGCTGCGTGCGGATTCACTACAAAGCACATAGGCCAGAAATGGCTATACTGTCCGCACTGCGGTTATATCATCGTTAGGGAGGGTAAAACTTATGGATCTAGCAAAGTACCAAAGAACTAAGGCGATCATTGAGCAAAAGAAGGCGCTCATTGCTGAGCTTCGCAGAGCCGGGCGCAGCATGTTTACTGATTCTGTTTCCGGATCCTTTCCGGACTTTCCGTACACTAAGCACACGATCAAGCTGGAGGGCGAGGATGAGAACGTCTACAAGAGTGATATCGCCAAGATCGAGCGCGAGATAGCCGACCTGCATCTTACTCTTGCAGGACATGAGCAAGAGCTACGCGACTACCTGGCAAACATCCCGGACGATACCGAGCGGCAGATCCTTACTTGCCGGTATCTCTACGGATGGAGCGAGTCCAAGATAGCCTCTACTGTGAACTACTCCCAGCCTACGGTATCCAGGCTTCTTAAAAAATCTTTACAAGAAGAGTAATTAGGTATATAGTATAAATTGGTTATTTTTAACCTATTTTTATAAAGTTGCATAACATGAATAAAGTGAATAGTGTATAATAATAATTGAGAAATTAGATAAATTATAAATAGCCAAGGATTAGATTCCTCCAGAATTTTATCCAATAACATAGAGAGCTACGCTACTGCGTGGCTCTTTTGTTTTGTCTATTTATTCAGCGTAGCTAAGGAAAGGCGTTTATGGAAATGAGGTGATGCATATGCCAAAGGGTGATAATCCGAAGAGCTATGCAAATCTCGCAAAGGCATATGGCGGCACTGGCAAAATGAACACTGAAACGGCACGGAAAGCAGGAGCCAAAGGACGCGCTACGCAGACAGCAAGAAAAAAGCTCCGAGAGCAGACTAAACGTGAGATCATCGAGCGAGTCTTTGACGATGAGTCTACTGCCAAGGTACTGGAGAAGATTAAAGAGCTGGCCCTGGATGGTAATGCCGAGATGATCAAGCTGTACGCCAAGATCGCCGGCGCAGATAAGACCACGCAGGAACTTAACAAGGCTGATGCAGACCTTGTAAAAGTAAAGAAAGATACTAAACGTATTGAGGCTGATACTAAGAAGATCGAGGCCGAGACAGAGCTTATCAAGCTCAAGATCGCTACGCCTACCGAGGAGGAAGACGACGGCTTCTTCGATGCTATTGAAGGACGTATCCCGGATGTCTGGGATGCTCCTGAGCAGGGCGGTGATCATGAGTGAGCTTGTTTAAGTTTAAGCCCTTCTCAAAGAAGCAGCTACAGATACTCACCTGGTGGATGCCCGGATCTCCTGCTGCCGATTGTGACGGCATTATAGCAGACGGCGCTATCAGATCCGGAAAGACCGTAAGTATGGGCCTGAGCTTTGTGCTCTGGGCTATGCACACATTTAACGGCGAAAACTTCGCCATGTGTGGAAAAACTATCCAGTCACTGCGCCGCAATGTGATCAAAGACTTAAAAAAGATGCTCGTAGGGCGCGGCTACAAGGTAGTAGACAAGAAGACAGAAAACCTGCTCGTTATCACAAAAGGGACTGTGATCAACGAGTTTTATTTATTTGGTGGAAAAGACGAAGCCTCCCAGGACCTTATCCAAGGTATCACGCTCGCCGGCGTGTTCTTTGATGAGGTTGCCCTGATGCCTGAGAGCTTTGTAAACCAGGCTACCGGCCGTTGCTCAGTAGACGGCTCTAAGTTTTGGTTTAACTGTAACCCAGAGAGCCCTAACCACTGGTTTAAGGTTCGCTGGATAGACGAGGCAGGCAACAAGAACCTGCTTTACTTGCATTTCACGATGGATGATAACCTGTCTCTTACTGAGAAGGTCAAAGAGCGCTACCGTGCGATGTATGCAGGTGTTTTCTATGAGCGCTACATAAGAGGCTTGTGGAAGACAGCTGAAGGACTTATTTACACAACATTCCTTGATGCAAACATATACACGGACGACGAGCGGCCGCCTGGCCCCCTCCGCCCCGCGTATAGAGAAATAACTTGCGACTATGGAACTACTAACCCTTGTGTGTTCCTGGATACATTCGACGATGGGGACACGATCTGGGTAGACGCGGAGTACCGATGGGACAGCCGCTCAATGGAGGCGCAAAGATCCGGGAACCCACAAAAGACAGACAGCAAATACGCTGATGACATGGCTGCCTTTATGGCAAGGGTGCCTGAGAAGAACTGCCTTATTATCGTGGATCCTTCTGCTGCTTCTTTTATCCAGGAGCTTAAGAGCAGAGGCTGGGTAGTAAAGCCCGGCGTTAATGACGTGCTCGACGGCATAAGGGTTATATCAACGATGTTTGAAAGACGCAAGATAAAGATAAACGCAAACTGCACAGGGCTCATTGATGAGCTTCATTCTTACGTCTGGGATGACAAATCGGCCATGCACGGCAAGGATGAGCCGGTAAAAGAAAAGGACCACGGCCCGGATGCGCTGCGTTACAAGATAAACCTTATGCCAAGCTGGCGAAGGATCTCTTTTGGAGGTAAAGCATGAGTAAGAAGAAAAACAAAAAACAGAATATAGTTACTACTACTGATGCTTTTAGCAATCCTGCTGCCAGGACAGGCTTTGGAACGCTAGACCTTATAAGCGCCACTGAATATCCAATGACGCGCATGAGCGATAACCCTCAGCTGCTCACAAGCCTTTACAGAGATAACTGGATAGTGCAGAACATCGTGCAGCTGGTGCCGCAGGATATCTGCCGTAAGTGGTTTGAGGTAAAGACGGCAGCAGACAGCAAGTATCTGGATGCGCTGAACAGACTTATACGACGCACTAACCTGCGTAACAAGATATACGACGGCCTTTGCTGGGGACGCCTTTACGGCGGAGCAGCAGGACTTATTTTGATTAAGGGCGACAACGATCTAAGCCAGCCACTTAACCTTGACACTATCATGCCGGGATCATTCCTGGGTTTGCACATCCTTGACAGATGGAACGGCATATTCCCTCAGGGAGCCATTGTAACAGATCCTGAAGATCCTGACTTCGGCCAGCCGGAATACTATGAGATCCGAAATGCCAATGATGTGTTTGTGTCAAGAGTGCATCACTCTCGCGTGGTTCGCTTTATTGGCCGTGCTCTTCCGTGGATAGAGCAGGTAACAGAGCTCTACTGGGGAGAGAGTGAGATAGAGGCAGTATTTACAGAGATCGCAAGGCGCGACAACGTGGCTGCCAATATTGCAGCACTCACCTTCAGAGCAAACATGGAGTACAGAGAAGTAGAAAGCCTTGACCAGCTGTTTGGCATCGGCAACGAGGACGTGCAGCGCCGTTTCTGGAATACAATGCAAGCGCAGGCAGTGCTCCGCTCTAACCAGGGAATCAGCCTTATCAACAAGGGCGATCAGGTCCACACTGAGCAGTACACTTTTGCAGGAATTGCGGACGTGTATGACAGGGTGATGATGGACGTAGCCGGAGCCGCAAGGATACCGGTTACAAAGCTCTTTGGCAGAGCGCCTGCCGGCATGAACGCTACCGGCGAATCTGACATGAATAACTACTACGATTACATAGACGGCGTGCGTGAGACATCCTTTAGGCCAGTCATTGACAAGCTGCTGCCTATCCTCTGCGCATCTGCATGGGGCATGGTGCCGGATGATATCGAAATTGAATTTCCACCGATGCAGACACCGGACGAGGAAAAGAACGCAAACATTGCGGAGAAGAAGACCGGCACTATCATTGCTGCATTCCAGAATAACCTTATCGACAAAGAGACAGCTGATAAAGAGCTTATGGAGATACCTGGAGTATTTGACAAGATCACTGATGAGATGGCTGAGGAAGGCAGAGGCGTAACAGCCATAAGCCAGCAGGCCATGCTTGATCCGTTTATGGGAGTTGGTGAGTAATGCCATACATCACTAAGCTGGCACCGGGGCAGGACAGTCTCGCAGCCATGCGCACACTGTACATAAAGACAGAGCAAAAGATCATAAACGAGATAACTCGCAAGCGTGCTCTCGGCCTTGTTGATTATGCAGACGTTGCCGCGCTGGATAGGGTCCGGGCGATCTTAAAAGAGATGACGGACACGGCAGAGGAACGCATACCTCAGGCAATAGAGCGATTCTTTTACAAAGAGAATGACATGCCGGGAGCCGCTGCT